TCAGCGGCGAGCCTGATGTGGATATGGTCGAGTTTACCAATCCGCGCACAGGCAAAACGGTATTGATTCCCGACGACATCACGCCGAGCTTCGCGCACAACCACGGCGACCGATTGGGCGCGATGGACGCGATGTTTGGCGAGAAAAACGGCGAAGAGGCACTGGCCGCCATGATTGCCGAGCGCGAGGCGTGGTTGGACAAGCGGTACAGCGTGCCGTCTGACAAAGTGGCGGTGTTGGCTTTGCCGGACAAGGTGTCGGAAAAAGAAGTGCGCAGGCTGACAAAAGAGCAGTCTGCCAACAATACCAAAGACCACGAAGCAAGAGCTGCGGCAGCGTGGCAGGCTGAAACGGGCGACAGGCTGGAAGTGTTCGATTTGGCGGTAGAAAAAGGCAAAGGACAAGCCGATTATCTGATTGTTTCAGACGACCTGCCCCGCGAGGAATGGGCAAAACTGGATTTTATGTTTACCGAAAATCCCGAACGTGCGGAATTGATGAACCGTTATTTTGCACACACCGCAGGGGCGTGGAATACCAAGGTCGACAAGATTCAGGAGCATTTTGATAAAGCCGATATTGTCCCGCTTGATTTACGCCATCTGAATGCGGCAAACCGGCATAAATTGTTGCAGTATGTGTTATCATTGCCGAAAGAACAGCGGGATAAAGTCCGCTTATTGGTAAAAATATCGGAGTAAGTCATGCCGTCTGAACTGTATGTCAGCCGCGAGGTAAAAGTATTTTTAGGCGGGAAAACCGCCCCGTCCGAATTGTTGGACTATCTGTACCCGCGTCTTGCCGAAATCGACAAGGAAGCAGCCGACCAAATGCAGGGTGAGTTTTCGGGCTGCGTATTTTCGATTGCGGATTTGTCCGCTGCGGCATTCGCCCGTGTGCGCGGATGGATACTTGAGGCTGCTGAAAAGTCCGAGTGGATTAAGCCCTACAAAGCCGATTTAAAAACCGCCCTAGAAGCTGATCCGAGATTTAAACCTGTATAACCCGAAGGTCGTCTGAAACCGTTTCAGACGACCTTTTTTCATAACCGCCCAAATTTCGCGTTTAAGCGCGTTTTATCGGTCGGGATAGGCAAAGATATGTCCGAGAGTTTAAATGCAATCTGACGCAGCCCTAAAAGCCCTCTGAAAACGTTTTTGAAACCGCCCCCGTCTGCATTTTCGGATATGCCCTAAATTTGCGATTTTAGGCGGGTCGGATAACAAAGATAGGCAAAACCCCCGTCAGAATCTTAAAAATCAATCTGACGCGATTCTAAAGCGGTTAAAGTGGGTATTTTTATATTTTGCGCGTAAGGATTTTTAAAAGGTCGTCTGAAACCTGAAATACGGTTTCGGGCGGCCTTTTGCATTTTAGACAACAAAGTGAAGTCATGCCGCCGTCTGTTTGCCGTCATGCGTTGCACAATGGCGGCTATGAATACGAAAACATCACCCCTCAATATCAAGTTGTCCGCCGCGCTGCCGGTTGCCTTGGCGACCCGTGCGGATGATGTGCGTACCTTTAAGGGCGTCGCCAATTCGGGCAAGCCGTTCGGCTATGGCGGTTATCAGACCGTTGTTGATTTGGCGGAGCTGTCGCACAAAGCGTCCGTCCCCGTCCTGTTGGAACATTCGCCGCTGAAAATGGCGGGCGTGTGCAGCCTGTCGGTAACGGCGGACGGTCTGATTGCCGAGGGCAGTCTGTTGTCAAACGAGTTTGGCACGCAGATCGCCGAAGCAGCCGACCAAGGCTTTCCGTGGGAAATGTCGGTTTATGCGCAGGCGGCATCCTACGAGGAGCTGGCGGCGGGCGCAGTGTTGTCCGTCAACGGTAACGAAGTAACGGGGCCTGCGGTGATTTTGCGCCGCTGCACCATCCGCGAGGTGTCGTTTACCGCCGTCGGCGTGGACAGTGAGACGGAGGCAGTGGTGTTGTCGGACGGCAGCCCCTTGCCGGATATTTTTAAACAACCTTTGGAGTTATCCATGACACCCGAAGAAAAGAAAGCGTTTGACGACCTGAAAGCGGAAGTCGATACGCTCAAGGCTGAAAAAGCCGAAGTCGAGAAAAAGCTGAAAGAAGCTGAGGTGGCCGCCAAGAAAAACCAAGTCAAGGCGAAATTGTCCGCCGCAGGCTTTAAAGAAGGCGAAGACGGCAAGTTTGAAGGCTTGTCCGACGCGACGATGACCGTGCTTTTGTCTGCCGACATCGAAGCGGCAGAAGCCATGATTACCGATTTGACGCCGAAAGCTGCTCCATCTGTCGTACCGCCTGCGCTGTTGAGCGAAGGCGCAGGCAAGGACGAATCCGAACAAATCGGCGCGGAAGGCAAATTATCGATTGCCAGCTGCAAAGGCTCATTGGGAGGCTCTTATGTCTAAAGTCAAAACCGAAATCTTAGGTCCTGTTATTTCGGATTTCCTGAAATACGAAGCAACCCCGCAAACCCGTGTTGCCGTTGCTGCCGATACCGGCACGAAAGCAGGCAAGTTTGTCGAGTACCCGCTGCGCGGCAAAAAACTGGTGGCGTTGACCGATGAAGCCGACGGCAAAGTCGTCGTACAGCCGCTCAACTGCATTATCGACCTGTCAAAAGTTGCCGATGCGGACGTCAAAACAGCCACTACCGGCAAAACCTTGGACGCGCTGAAAAAAGAAGGCGACGCATACGGCATCGTTTACCAAGGCACGCCCATCGCCTGATTTTCAGACGACCTTTAAACCTGATTTAACAAGGACACATCATGCCTTTATCCGATAACAGCAAGTTTGGCGTGCAGGCTTTGACCACCGCCATCAACAAAATCGACCCGGGCGCAAGCCAAATCCGCGAACTGGGTGTTTTCGAACCCGAATATCTGACCACCACTTATGCCGACATTGAGTTCCAAGACGGCAAAGTCCACTTGGTTGCCAGCAAAGAGCGCGGCACATCCGGTCAGGCGGTCGAAAGTCCGAAACGCACCGTGCGCACCGTCAAAGTGCCGCACCTGCCGATTCATGATGTCGTTCGCGCCGACGACGTGCAAAACCTGCGTGCTTTCGGTACGACCCAAGCCGCAACCGTCATGGACAAGGTTAACGAAAAACTCGCCGGCGGCAAATCCGACCTTGAATACACCCGCGAGCATCTGATGCTCGGCGCGTTGCAAGGCAAGATTTTGGATGCGGACGGCAGCGTGCTTTTGGATGTCAACACAGAGTTCGGCGTGCAACGCAAAACGTTAAACATCGAATTTTCCAAGGAAGCGACCGAAGTCGGCTCGGTATTGGACAAACTCTTGTCCGAGCAACGCCAAAAATTCGCCGGTGCGCAGGTGCGCGGCTGGGTCGTGTATTGCGGCATGGATTTCTTGAGCGCGCTCAAAGAGCATAAGTCCATCTTCGAAGTGTACAAACGCTTCGACGAGGCGCGCGCCTACCGCGAAGGCGATACGCTCAATCCGACCGAGTTTGTCCACAAGGGCATCCGCTTTATCGAGTATGCCAACCATTTCGGCAGCGACGCCGACATCGGTGCGGACAAGGCGATTCTGTTGCCGGTCGGCCGCAACCTCTACAAAGAGTATTTCGCCCCAGCGGACATGAACGCCACCGTCAACACCCGCGCCCTGCCGTATTACGCCAGCCGCGAGAAGTTGCAGCACGACAAGGGTTGGAGCCTGCACATGCAGTCAAACCCGCTGCCGATTGCGCTGCGCCCCGAGTTGTTGGCAACGCTGACCATGTCTTAAACGGATTTCAGACGACCTTTAAGGCAGTTTTAAAGGTCGTCTGAAAACGGAGGACGGCATGATTACCATCCAAGACATGATGACCCGCTTCGGTGAACAGGAAATGGCGGAGCGGTCGAACCATGAAAACTACGAAACCATAGACGAAGCGGTGATGGCGGCGGCGATTGCGGACGCGGAAGAAGAAGCGGCAAGCTACCTTCGGGCGGCGAAACTGTTTTTTACCAACGACACCGCGCCGCAGGTTTTGAAAATCAAAGTCTGCGACATCGCCCGCTACTACCTCTACGACGACGCGGTAACGGGAATTGTCGAGGAGCGTTATCAGTCAGCGGTCGCTTGGCTGAAGATGGTCGTCAAAAATCCGAATATGTTGGACGAGACCCGCGTATCGGACGACCGCATACCGTCAACGTGTGCCGTTTATGTCAACGAAATGCCCGATCTTCGGGAATGGCTGAAGGAATAAGCGATGCGGATTACGGTATCACACTACTTATCGCGTATCGCCCAAAGCCTGTCCCGCCTGTCGGGCAAGTTGACAGGTAGCCTTGAAGAGCCTTTGCGCGCTATCGGCGGC